GCCGGATAGATCTGATAGTTGTGATTACGGTCTGAAATTTCTACGTAGTTGGCGGGCGTGTTCGCAACGTTCCAAGTAGATCCTAGTTGGGTACGTGTAATTATAGATAGCGCACCGTTGTTTCTAGTGTCTTCCTTTTCGTCGACCAACCCACTAAGCAAGGTGGTGACTGTAACCGTGACAATCTCATAACCATCCCTCTGATCTACTTTTCGCGTAAGCTCGTTTGCACCCAAGGCCGTCCCCAAGGTGGTTCCGTTAGGTTTTATGTGAACCTGCTCGCTAACCTCCGTAAGACCTACTTTTTTAGTGGATTCCGCAATCAGTCCAGTACCCCGGACAACAGTGTTCTTAAAAATATCGAAGTCGCCTTTTGTGTCCTCACCCTCTGAAATTATTACGAAACTACCAAGTGCAGTGTATGGGTCGCCACTTGGATACACAAAGTCTACAACATTTTGAACGGTTGCTGCCTGCCCATAGGAGACGGCCTGAATGACCTCAAGCTTGTGGTTTCCTTCGTCTCCGTGCTTGTACTGAACCTGTGCATCTACCACGCCTGTCGCATTGCTCGTGTCTACCCCACGGATGGTGTGTAGCTCGTAACCGTCCTTTTCGTCAACGCTTCGGAACGTCTCTCTGGTAAAGTTGGGAATTGCGCTGGTAGGAACGGTACCGTTCTCTCCTGTGAGAAATTGAATGGTTTTGATCGTGACCGTATTGGGCGGTTTCCCCTTGATCTCGTTTCGTTCAGATATCTTACCGTAACCTTTTGCGTACTTGACGGTATAAACAACCTTACCAGCCTGCCCGTAATCTGTGTTGCCCGGCCCTTCACTACTTTCGATCTCAAACCAAGGTCCCGATCCAGGTCCTTCGTTGCTGGGCGGGAGAGCCGGCTTAGCAACTCCACGTAGTGTTCGTATTTCGAGCTTGTGGTCGGGATTCTGCCCGTATTTGTAGTCTATTTTAGCGGAGAGTATGCCATCTTCGTAATACTGCTCTATAAACTCAGTATAGACCTCAGTGGCTTTTGACTGTACCTGACCGAGTATACATTCGGCACCGTTAGAGGTTCCGTCATCTACAACTACGGTCACCACACCTACCCTACCGCTGGCATAATGTGCGGCGTAGGGATTCTTAACAATAAAAGTTCTCTTAAGACTTACTCGATCTTCACCGTTTACCGCTATTTCGTCACCTCCAACTTGTACAGGGTCACTACTGGCGTCGAGTTCTTGGTATACCCGTGTAACAGTTACTTCGTTGACGCTCTGACCCGGGGAAACGGCTTGAGCAACAAGATAAGCACCCGTGGTTTGTGTGCCTAAACCCTTAAGGTCTTGCGTAGTCGTTGCATCGTATTCTACATCTGGAGATCCAAAAGGTATAAACACCTCCGCCTCAATTGTTGCTTTGTTAGAAGCATCTCCCTGAGCGACGTATGTCCTCGTTATTTTTCGAAGCCCGTTAGTATCGCGCTCGATTTTGGGACGACCGGTTATGCGCAAGTAACTGCTCATATTACCAACCTCCGCGTTTTGTTAGACGAAGAGAGCCTTTGCTTTTTTGGGCGTTAGATAAAGTAGACAATCTTTGACGAGCAGCCTGCGCCGCTTTTAATATGAAGTCCTTATTCCCACCGTTGTATCTAGGGTCGGCAAGGAGTTTTTCCTGAGCGATTGGGAATAGTATGTCCCACACGACATCTCCAGGGAGTCTAGGTTCGTCTGTATCTGCCGACAGCTCGGTGGGCATGACGTTTGCTCGTAGCTTTACGGTATATTCCTTGTTTGGAATTGGATACAAGCATAGTCGAGGCTCTACTTTGGTATCCGATCCGTTATCTGCGGTATCTATATAGTACCACATGGGTTGACCCGTCTCAGGGTCATCCATATGGAAATTCGGGAATCCGAGTCCCTTTAATCCAGGTGCTTTAAAATCGTGTGAGAAGTGAGCTCGTTGACGAAGCTCGTCTTCAGGACCAACCATGGGGCTTAAAGGCCCGACACCAACCAGCTCAGGGATTTTGTCGACATCAATAACGTCTTCTCCTAAGGACTGCGCACCTACACCTGATGCGAAGGTCATGGTCATGCTACGTATTGACCACTGCGGTCGTTTGCCGTCTATGGGTAGGTAGCATTCTCGGTACGCTTGGTTGACGTAAATGCCGATTCTTGTTTGGTCTACAGGTGGCAAGTCGGCCACTCCCGAAGCTCCCAGCATTGTAGACAGCTGGTTTTTAATATCTAAGTAGTCTATGGCCATAACTTAGGGTAACCCAGGTATAGCTAAAGGCCTACCGGTTGTAGTTACGCCGTAGCTTTCTTACGACTACGTGCTTTCTTAGGCTTCTCCTTCTCTTCCAAAGGGATGTCCGCGGTCTGACGGATAACTCCCTCTATAGTGGAGACACCCTTTTCTTCGACCTTTTCCTCGTCTAACCAAGCGGAAAAGAACATGTGGCGGTATATCTTACCTTGAGCACGGAACAGATCATCAGCTTCCTTTTGATTTTTTGGCTCGTATGCATAATGCCTAATCTCTGGATCCCAGAGGAAATTGTATGCGAGTCTTGAGACCCCCTTGACGCGAATGTTTGGGGTAGTCCCCATTTGATCTCTTTTACCTAGTATTATGATTTTCATGGTGTTTAAAAAAAGCTAAAGCCCTCCCTACACGAAGGCAGAGAGGGCTTAGCGGATGTGGTCAGGCGGCAAAGCCCGTATGGGTGGAATTAGTTAGCAAACGTAAATCCTGGTACTTGACGTACAACTTCAACCATCTGAAGACCGGGGATGCGCTCGCGCGTGTCCCGGCGAGTAGCCATTCCGTAAACGGATTGGATACCAACAGCTGATAAGTGCGCCTCATTACCACTATTAGCAAAATCGTCATAGTGGAAGATCTGCTCGCCCCAAACGCTACCTTTAGCGTAGTAGAGAGCATTTCTACCCATGGACAACGAGTAGCCAATAGGAGTACCGATCGAGTTGGCTTGTACGAATACGGAGCCAGTTGCGAAGCTGTCGTCAGCCTTTTGAGTACCTGCGGTGAAGCTTCCGGACAGATCGACGTGCGTCAATCCTTGGATCTGGTGCATCGACCCGGAGAAATCTCCGTCGTCGTAGCTGTACAAACGGAAAGCCCCAGCTGGGTCAATTCCGAGGATGTAGAACGTGCCGGTTTCAGCAACTGCGTCTGGTCCTCCTCCTCCGGGAACCCGGACGGCGGAACCTACGAAGTTAGCCATGTAATCACCGTCGTTGTCATTACCACCGATAGCCGTTGTGGCGTCAGTGATGTTTGCGAAGTTGGTGAATGTAGGCAACAACGGAGAACCTTGGCGTCCACGAGCGGAGTCGAGAATGACGTTGTGGTTAGCGATGATGTTGTTGTCCCATTTAGCGTAACTACCGGTGTAGAGCTTGTTGGCGTCGGAGCGAACGTCGGCTTGCGTGATGGCCTCGAGGTAATCGGGGTCGGAGCGCAAAGGACGTAAGCAAGCGTCAGGAGCAAAGAAGAGATAGCCAGGGATTTCCTGGTTGATGTCTCCACCTGTGTTCATTGGCTCACCGCCGATAGCGATGAGTGCTTGCTTAGCTTCTTGGATGATGTCCGTGGACAGACCTTCGGAGTATTTGATCGCACCGCCGGCACCTGTGCCGTAGTCAGTGATCAGGTTACGTCCGTTGGCAGGATTCAAGCAGGTTTGACGAAGAACGAACTGGAGGTGATCCTGCTCGGTTCTTGCCATCCACTCGGTCATGACCTCAGCGGAAAGCTGATCGATGGTCTTACCGGTGAAACGCATGAGCTTGAGAACCTGCGTCCAAGAAACAGCGTGACGGACGAGATCGATCTCAACAGCGAATGTGTTGAAGTCGAGGTTGTCAGTAGCGTTCTTGAGGATTTCTTCACCACGGACGCCTTGGCCACGAATGGGAGCGACAGTTGTAAACACAACACGATCGGAGCCACCTGCGTCGAGGTCGCGCTTTTCGGTTATGGGTTTGTCACTTCCTTCGCTTCCGATGAATTTTGCGAATACGTTTTTTTCCCGGGCGTCTCTCGTTACGAGTTCGGACCAGATTTTTGAACGCAATTCACTCGATCCGTCTCCTTTGAGGAGGTCGGCGTACGAGGAGATACGAGGTGATACGAGATCGACGTTGCTGGCAACACCGCTGCCAAGTGGATCGTTAGGAGGGGTTGGGAACCCCGATGGGCTTGAGCCTGATTTAGTAGACATTATATATAGTATTTAATTATTAGTGAGTTTTCCCCACCGACACCTACCTTTGTGGCGTAGCTCCACTACCAGCCCCCAACATCTTATAAAGATCGTCGGAGGATAGCTTCGGAAGCTCGTTAGCCACACCAGTTTGAGTCAGCGGAGTGTGAGCAGGTTGTGCTGTTCCACCGGTGGTTAAAACTCTGGCTTGCGTTCCCATGACAGGTGCTTGCTGATG